AGCATCGTGGCACTGGAGATCTTCAGATATTTGCATATGAAGCTGCTCCGATTGTTTTTTATTCCAGCAGCGCAGAGCGGATGCGTATCCAGGACGGCGGCAACGTCGGTATTGGAACGGCGAGTCCGCTGACCAAATTACAGGTAGGCGCAGTTGCTGGTCTCGGTAGCACAGATGGCAACGTCACCTTGAGTGCTGGCACTAACATGACCTATGGCGTGGCGACCAGCGGCGCAGCCCTGACCTGGAACGCCAACACCAACGGTGGATTTTCAAACACTGTGATGGCTCGTTTGCAGCCTCGTCAGGATACCAGCGCCAACTACAATCTGGACGTGTTCTGTGGCACATGGAATAACAACAACAGTGCTGGCACAGCAATTGCCACTTTTCAATCCACAGGCAACGTCGGTATTGGTGTTACTCCATCCAACAGGCTGCATGTTGGCGGCATCGTCCAGATCGACCAAGTGGCTGGATTGGCAGATCTTTATATGGGTTCCGGTACGACCGGAAACAGTGGAAAGATCACTTACGACAACAACAACGTAAGGTTTATTTTTTCACTTGGCGCATCGGAAAAGATGCGTATCGACTCTAGTGGCAACGTCGGTATTGGAACGACGAGTCCTAGTTGGCAAACCACTGTCTACGGCACTGGGCAAAACACAGCACTGCTGACTGATGCAGGGAGTAAGAGCGCATCGCTTTTCGTTGGCAGTTCGAACGGCACTGCCGGGGCTGGCGGCGCTGTACTGCTTGGAGGCATTACGGTAAATGGCGTGACTTCGCAGTGGGCCATTAAGTCGATCATGACTTCGACAACGGCCAACGGCACGGCTGACCTAGCCTTTTCGACAAGAGCCGGAACTGGCGATACAAGTCTGACTGAGCGGATGCGTATTGACTCCAGTGGCAATGTTCTAATAAACACATCATCACAACCTTCAACTACAGGCGGGAATGCACCAAAATTAACAGTTGTTGGATCACGGAGAACTGTTTTTGCACACGGTGAAAATGCTTTATTCCTTTTACCAGCAGCCAATAATGGAGCAGCAAATGGTGATGCTGGTCTATATATGTGGATCAGCGAACCCGGTCAAACTTGGACTGGTGCTGGTATTGCCAGAAATATGTATAATACCACATCTTGGCCTAGAGTAAATTCTAACCTTTCTGGTCAGATGATGCGATTTGATGAAGGTACAGGAATCTTATTCACGGTAGAAACTTCTGCTGGAACCAGAAATTCTCCATTAACTTTATCTGCTACACAAGCACAGTTCAATGCTACTGGAACTTCTGGGACGATGCAGACAATATTTATGCCAAGTCTTGCTTCTGGGAGTTTAACTGATATATATCTAGGTAAAGCGACAGCTAGTTATCAATGTGTTGCTTTAGGATTTTCATATAATACATCAAGTACTTCTACATATGCTTATCTCACATTATATGGCGATTCAGCAACAACAGGTATTACTTTAACTTCTGGTGGAAAAGTTGGCATCGGGAAGCAGCAATCAACATATTCTTTGGAAATTTCTGCTGACTCAGCAGCTAAACCTGGGGCTGGTGGTTTGTGGACAGTGGTATCAGATGAAAGAATCAAAACCAATATAATTCCAGCCGACCTTGATAGGTGTTATGAGATTGTTAAATCTGTACCGCTCAAACACTATGGTTTTGCTCCTGGTGTATATGGTGATAATCAAATTCAAGATAAACATAATCTAGGTTGGATTGCTCAAGATGTACAAAAAGTTTTCAAGAATGCTGTTTCTACCAAACCTTTCACTTTACATAACAATGAGGTAATCCAAGATTGCCTCGATTTGAACAGTGGACAGTTAATTGCAGCTTTGTATGGTGCTGTGCAGTCTCTGATGCAGAAAGTGGAAGAATTACAAAGAAAAATATAAAAATAGTAAAACAATAAATAGATAAAAGGAATAATTATGGCAATAACTTACACATGGAATTTTTCAGGATTTAAGGTTAAACCTTCTTTAGATAATCTTAAAGATGTTCTCGTTTCTTATGAATGGAGAAGAATCGCAAAGGATGGAGATTTTACCGTTGATGTTTATGGGTCAATCTCTCTACCTGATCCTAACCCAAAAGAATTTACTGATTATGATAAACTAACAAAATCTGTTTTAGAAGATTGGACTATTTCACAACTCACACAAAAATCAGTAGATAATTATGATGCTTCTTTAGCAGCATCTATAGAAAATCTAAAGAATCCACCTCTTGTTAATAAATCTGCTCCTTGGGATTTTATAACACCAACAACTGGAGCAACTGGAATTTAAAGTATTGACATGAGTAGGTTAAATGAAAATGGATTAAATGATATTTTTGACTTAGAAGTTACAAAACCTTCAGAAGAAATAATCAAAAAAGAAGAACTTCAAGATAATACTTCTGAAGATATTGAAGCTGTAAAGAAAGTACATTATAATCTAATCGAAAAATCTCAGGATGCTTTGGATAATCTACTGGACTTTGCCAAAGCATCCGAATCACCACGTGCATATGAGGTAGTTGCTAATCTTATTAAAACAACAGCCGATGTTGCAAAAAACTTGGCTGACATTTCGGCGAAAGAAAAGAAGAATTCCGTCGCCGAAACAATTAATAATACTCAAAATAATAATGTTTTTTTGACATCAACTGCTGAACTTCAGAAGTTATTAAAGGGTAATAGGAATGAAGATGTCTGATATTAAGAATTATTATTTAAACCCAAAGATAAAGAAAACAGAATTACAAGAAGAATATTCTCCAGATCAGATTAAAGAATATGTTAAATGTTCTCAAGACCCAGTATATTTTATTGAGAATTATGTTGAGATTAATGCCCTAGATAAAGGATTCATTAAATTTAAATTGCGTGGTTATCAGAAAGAATTAATTAGATCATTACACGAAAATAACAAAACAATTATATTAAGTAGTCGACAATCTGGAAAAACAATAACAACTGCTGCTTTTATTTTGTGGTATGCCTTATTTAATCCAGATAAAACAATCGCAATTCTTGCAAATAAAGCACCTATTGCTAGAGAAATTTTAGCAAGAATTATTGCCGCATTAGAAAGAGTTCCTTTCTTTTTACAACCTGGAACAAAGACTCTTAATAAAGGATCTATTGAATTTGGTAATGATTCAAGAATTATCGCAGCAGCAACTTCTTCTGATGGGATCAGAGGATACTCAGTAAATTTTCTGCTACTTGATGAATTTGCATTCGTAGATAATGACGTAGAATTTTTCAAGTCTGTATTTCCTACTATCTCTTCCGGAGCCTCTACTAAGATAGCAATTTCTTCCACACCACACGGATTAAATCTTTTCCATAAGTTGTTTAAGGATGCAAAAGAACGAAAGAACGACTTTACTCCATTCGAAATATCTTGGGATATGGTTCCAGGTAGAGATGAAAATTGGAAGATATCTCAGCTTGAAATACTCGGTGAACATGGATTTAGACAAGAATATGGTAACGAATTCTTAGGTTCATCTAATACTCTAATTGCAGGTCACGTTCTTCAAACTCTTACTTGGGAAGAACCTATTAGAGCAGATGAAACTAAAACGATTCTTGAAGAACCGAAAGAAGGACACAATTACGTTATAACTGTTGACTCTTCAAGAGGAGTCGGAGAAGATTATTCTGTTGGAATTGTAATTGACGTCACAACTTATCCATATAAAATTGTTTGCACTTATCGAGATAATAATATCCGACCAATACTTTTGTCAAATGTAATTGTTGAGATGGCAAAGAAATATAATGGTGCTTTCTTGCTAATAGAAAGAAACACAGTTGGTCAAACTGTGGCAGAATCTTGTTTCTATGATTTAGAATACGAAAACATTTTCACAACTTCACAGGGTAAAAAAGGTCAAGAATTAAGAAATTCTTTTGGTAAAAGTTACAAATTAGGTGTTGAGATGACCTCACAAGTTAAAAGATTAGGTTCTTATATACTCAAAACACTAATTGAAGAGAATAAATTAGTAAATTTCACGGATAAAATCATAATGGAATTTTACACTTTCGTTAATAAAAATAATACATGGACGGCTGAAAGTGGAAAGCATGACGATTTAGTTATGTCTCTTGTTCTATTTTCTTGGGCTGTAAATCAACCTTTCTTTAAAGATATTACTAATTCAGACTTGCGTTTAAGTCTTATGGAAGAAACACAAGAGAGCGAAGTTCTTTCTTTCTGGGTTTCAGATGGAAAAGAAAGCGAAAATACAGACAATTCTTGGTTATTCTAATTCTAGAGAATGATAATTTTATAAATAAGTGAAGAATTCTAAATTCGAAAGAGATAATCTTCCATTAATTAAGGAGAAAAATAATGGCTTTTCAGCTTAGTCCAGGCGTAAATATTTCAGAAATTGACTTGACAACCACGGTTCCTGCGGTTGCGAGTTCAATTGGAGCAATCGCTGGTCCATTTCAATGGGGTCCAGTATTAGAAGTTAGAACAATTTCATCGGAAGTAAAATTAAAAGATACTTTCTTTAAGCCAAATAACGATACAGCAAATACTTTCTTTTCTGCAGCAAACTTCTTACAATATTCAGGTAACCTAAAAGTTGTAAGAAATGTCGGGACCAGTGCAAGAAATGCAAAAAGCGATGCAACTAAAATTACAGGGTTGACAATCGCTAATGCTGGTGTTACAAATAATATGGCCCCAGGATCTTATTCTTTAACATTCACTGGTGGTTCTGGTTCAGGTGCTATCGGTTCAGCAACTCTAGCTTATAGTGGTGCAACTGGAGCAATTGTATCAGCAGTTTCACTAACAAATACAGGTAGCGGATATACATCAGCACCAACTGTTACTATTTCAGGCGCAACTGGTTTCACAACAAATTTTTCGATTACAGCATCTCTAGCAAATGTAACTGTTGTTAAGAATGAGACAGATTACGAACAAAATTACACTTCAGGTAGCGTTTCTTCTGCTGGTGAGTGGATTGCAAAATATCCAGGTGTCGTTGGTAATTCATTAAAAGTTTCAATGGTAGATAGCGGTTCGTATACTGGTTGGGCATATGCTTCACAATTTAATGTTGCACCGAGCACATCTGCTTATGTTATTGGTGCGACTGGACCAGGTGTAAACGATGAATTGCATATTATTGTTGTTGATGAAGATGGTGTGATTACAGGAACTGCTGGATCAGTATTAGAAAAATATCCTTTCGTTTCTAAGGCATCAGATGCTAAGACTGAAACTGGCGAAACTAATTATTATGTAAATGTTATTAACAATAAGTCTCAATATATTTGGTGGGGCAATCATCCATCAGCTGGTGCTGATTGGGGAAATACAGCAACTGGATTCTCTGGTAGTTCTTTCGATCTTCTAAATACTCCTTCAACAATCTCCCTAACAGATGGTGTTGATGATAACGTATTAACATCTGGTGAGATTCAATCAGGATATGATTTATTTGCAGATCCAGATGAAATTGATGTAAATCTAATTATTGGTGCTGATGCAAATTCAACTGTAGGAACTTATCTAATTAATTCAATTGCTGAAGTTAGAAAGGATGCAATTGCTTTCTTATCTCCTAACAAGACTGCAGTTGTTGACAATAGTGGTCAAGAATATACAGATATCGAAACTTATAGAAATGCTCTACCTTCGTCTTCTTATGCTGTAATTGATTCCGGATGGAAGTATCAATATGATAAGTATAACGATGTCTATCGTTGGATTCCTTTAAATGGAGATATTGCTGGTCTATGTGCAAGAACAGACCAAACTAATGATCCATGGTTCTCACCAGCAGGTTTCAACAGAGGAAATATTAAGAATGTTGTTAGGTTGGCATGGAATCCAAGCAAAGCAGATAGAGATGATCTATATTCAATTGGTGTGAATCCTGTAGTATCTTTCCCAGCACAAGGAACAGTTCTATTTGGCGATAAGACACTTCTATCTAAGCCGTCAGCATTCGATAGAATCAATGTTCGTAGATTGTTCATTGTCTTAGAAAAGGCAATTGCAACTGCATCTAAATTTTCTTTATTCGAATTAAATGACGAATTTACTCGTGCACAATTTGTGGGTCTAGTAGAACCTTATCTAAGAGATGTACAAGGTAGAAGAGGAATCTATGACTTTAAGGTTGTTTGCGACGAAACAAATAACACTCCACAAGTAATCGATTCTAATTCATTCGTTGGAGACATCTATGTGAAACCAGCTCGCTCGATAAATTATATACAACTTAATTTCGTAAGCGTGCGCACTGGAGTGGAATTCCAGGAAATTATTGGACAATTCTAAGAATTATATGATTTTGAATCATAATGTCAATGTCACAGTTGGGGCAAGAAATCTAATGAAAATTAGACAAATGCACCCAACTGTGGTGAAAAAACAAATAATTGAAATTACACAAATACAAGCATTCCAATTAAAATGCAATTGTACAAAAGTAACTTTAGAATGTGATAACTGCAATGAATTATACACACAACCAATAGGAAGATTATATGAATTTGAAGAAAGAATTAAATATTGTGGTAAGTGTATTCTCAAAAATGCTAACGAAAAAATGAAGAAAACTGTTACTACTAAAGAATACAGATTAAAGAAAAGCGAAGATACAAAAGATTTTTATCAGACAGATCGTGGAAAATATATTGCCAAAGAAACTGGCAGAAAACATTCAGAGTGGATAAGAAATAATCCAGAATTAATTGAAAAATGGACTTTAAATTTAAAACATTTTTCTGGAAAAGACCATCCAAATTGGAATCCAAATAAGACGAAATTTAAAGAATATTCTTCAAAAGTTAGAATTTTAACTGAAAAAAATTATGAAAATAATATAAAAATTATAAACCCAAATAATTATAATAGAACTCTGTGTGGTGTTGATGGTGGTTATCAATTAGATCATATAAAATCAATTAAATATTGTTTCGATAACGATATTTCAATCGAAGAGTGTTCTGACATAAAGAATTTACAACTTTTACCTTGGAAATTAAACAGAAGTAAAGGTGCGAGTTGTACAAATATTCTAACGAATAAATAAGAATAAAGGATTAAGTAAATCATATGCCATTTAATTTAAACGATTTTAAGGGAGCTTTAGTTAAAGAAGGTGCGAGACCTACTTTATTCGAAGCCTTCATTAGTTATCCAGGAGTACCTACAAGAGATTTCAGTTTTCATTGCAAATCGGCTCAATTACCAGGTAAAACATTAGGAATTATCGAAGTTCCTTATTTCGGAAGAAAAATTAAAGTACAAGGTGATCAAACTTTCGCTGAGTGGACTGTAACGGTTATCAACGAAGAAACATTTAAGGTTAGAAATTCTTTCGAAAGATGGATGAGTGAAATAAATACTCACGTTAGCAATATCAAAACAAAACCAAATAACACCTACAAAGCATTTGCACTTGTAAATCAATACGGTAAACGAGGTCAAGGTGAATTGCTACAACAATATAAATTTGAAGGTTTATGGCCGTCGGATATTTCTGCAATTGACGTATCATGGGAATCTAATGATGCTATTGAAGAATTTACAGTAACTTTCCAATACGATTGGTGGGAAACTAATTATTCACAAAATCCGCCAGTGATAACAGAATAAGGAATATTTCTGATGCCGTTTGATTTCTTTGGTTTCACGATTAAGAGAAAAGGAGTTGACGAGGAGAAAGAATTAATTTCTCCTGTTACTCCCATTGACGACGATGGCGCCACGATTGTAACAACAAGCGGCGGGTTCATCAACACAGCTTATAATTTAGAGTTTGGTACATCGGATTCCAAACTCTTAATTAATAAGTATAGAGAATTATCTCTTCAATCTGATATTGAGTCGGCAATTGATGAAATTATTAACGAAGCAATTGTGACTGGGGATGGAGCAGAGTCCCCAGTCGGAATTGTATTAGATAAGTTACCTTTCAGCGAAGAAGTGAAAGAAGTTATTTCTGGTGAATTTGATAACATTTTAAATCTTCTAGATTTTAATGCTAATGCGTATGAAATCTTTAAGAGATGGTATATCGATGGAAGAATTTATTTCAATATTGTAATTGATGCAAAAAATACTAAAGATGGGATCCAAGAATTGCGATATATGGATCCTAGAGATATTAATAAGATTAAAGAAGTAAAAGACGAATATTCGAAACGTGGTGTAAAAATTCAAAAACCAGTTAAAGAATATTATGTCTACAATAACGTGAATATTCCGGCAGATTCTGTTGCGTCGGCAAACTCAGGATTAATTGATTATAGAAATAAGTCAGTTATTATTTCTTATCTACATAAAGCAATTAAACCTTACAATCAATTGCGAATGTTAGAAGATGCTACTGTTATCTATCGTCTAGCACGTGCCCCCGAAAGAAGAATTTTTAAAGTAGGAACTGGTGGGCTTCCAAAGATTAAAGCTGAACAATATGTAAATGGATTGATGAATAAGTTCAGAAATAAGATTGTGTATGATTCTGTAACAGGCGATTTACGTGATGACGCAAAAACTTTATCAATTCTTGAAGATTATTGGATTCCCGTTGGCGACGATGGTAAGTCAACAGATATTTCAACTCTACCTGGTGGACAGAATTTAGGTGAGATGGGCGATGTCGAGTATTTCCAAAAGAGATTATATCGTGCCCTACACGTTCCAAACACAAGACTTACAGCTGGTTCTACATTTAATACAGGTAGAGCAACAGAAATCGACAGAGAAGAAGTTAAGTTTACAAAGTTTATTAAGAGATTAAGAAATAGATTTGCTATTCTATTTACAGATCTATTAAGAAAGCAATTAATTCTTAAGAATATTGTAACTGTTGATGAATGGGATGCTTATATTAAGAATAATATCTTCTACGATTTCAGAAAAGATTCTCACTTCTTAGAATACAACGAAGCAGAAATTCAGACAAGAAGAATGGAATTAGCTTCAACTGCTATTGGTTTAGGTGATGATTATTTCTCACCAGATTATATCAAGAAGAATTTCTTGAAGTTATCTGAAGAAGAAATAGCAGAAATAAAGAAAGATAAAGAAGAAAAGAAAGAAGAACCTCAAGCTGAACAACCAACTGACACATTTTCTCCAGAACTAGGTGGAGAAGAAATTGGAACAGAAATAACTCCAGAAGTATAGGAATAATAAAATGACAACTTCACAAAGAGAAAAGATCCAAAAAATTATTGAGCTATCAAAAGATAATAAACCAAATTCTATTAAACCATTAGTAGATTCAATTGTATCACAAAAGATACACGATATTCTTGAAAAGAAGAAATTAGAAATCTCTAAGAGTTTATAAAGGCATAATAAATGGCTACAACTACAATTCTTAAACAAGACGAAAATTCAGCTGTTATACAAATATCTGGTGCTGCAGCAGAAACTTTAACTTTCGTGTTACATCCCGGAGGCGCAACTGGACCAATCGGCGCAACAGGATTTGCAAATACAATTGGTGTTGCCATTGTTTCTATTGAAAAGATTGATTGGTCTATTACAGGTACTAATAAAATTTCTTTATACTTCAATGGTTCAACAGATGCATTAATTGGACACTTCGATGGATCAGGAAGATTAGATCTTTACAGAGATTATCAAACTAAGATTACTAATTCAGCACCAGGGGCAGATTCAACTATTCTTCTTACTTCTACTACAGCTGATCCTTATACCATTATTATGAAAGTAGAAAAGACTTCAGGATTTACCAAGGTTGGTCAATATAGCTAATGCTTAACGAAAAAACAGTTAAGATGGGTCAGAAGATTAGATATGATCGTGTGCGTGGCGGTAAGATTCAGAGAAAGAAAATTAAATCCGCAAAAGCAGGATTTAAAGTAAGCGGTAAAAAGATAGTAAAGATGTCACCTGCTGAAAAGAGAAGAAGAAAATTATCAGCAAAGAAGTCAGTAAGAAAGCGAGCAGCTAAATTATCTTCAATTTTAAGAAAAAGAAAGATATCTATAACCAGAGGAAAAAGAGCAGGATTGTACAAATGAAACTACTAAGAGAAGTAAATCAAGAAGTTAAAATAATCTCAGAAGCAGTTGAAGGTGCTAAGAAATATTTCATCGAAGGTATCTTTATTCAATGCGAAAAAGCAAATAGAAACGGCAGAAAGTACAAGAAAGAATGGATGACTGAAGAAGTGTCCAGATACTGCGAAGAATATGTTTCTAAGAATAGAGCATTCGGTGAATTAGGTCACCCAGAAAATCCAACAATTAATCTCGATAAAGTTTCGCATCTTATTGTTTCTTTAACTCCTGATGGTAATAATTTTATTGGTAAGGCAAGAATCTTAGATACACCAAACGGAAATATTGTAAAGGCATTTATTGATGCGGATTGCACTCTTGGTGTTTCTACAAGAGGATTAGGATCATTATCTCAAGATGGTGGTTATTCAATTGTTCAGCCAGATTATAAGATTATGACTGCTGCTGATATTGTTGCTGATCCTTCGGCACAAGAAGCCTTTGTTGAAGCTGTTATGGAATCAAGAGAGTGGGTTTATGAGAATGGTAGATTTAAAGAAATTCAAATTGAAGAATGGAAGAAACAAATTGATAACTCAACATCTATATCTCTTCCAGAAACTAAGATAACTATTTTCAAAGATTTTCTTTCAAAATTGTAAATTTTATAAATAAGAAATATAGATATAGGAGAAGAATTAATGGATAATCAAAACACATTTGATTCTCTCTTCGAAGGTATGGATTTAACTCCTGAGTTTAAGGAACAGTTAAAGACAGTTTTCGAAGATGCAGTTCAAAAGAAGATTGAAGAAAAAATGGGAATGGGGCCAGTAGATACACCAGGCTCAGCATATGCTGTAGGAACTGCGAAAGCAATGCAAATGACTGGCGATAAACCACCTCTTAAAAAATCCACTATCAGAAAGGCGCACGAAATCGCAAAGGGTGTTATGAAAACAGCAGGTATTAAAGAAGACGAAGAAATTGTTACTCTTGAATCAGAATCTGAGATCGTTGATGAAGCTGATGGAATTGAAGGAGTTGATCCCAAAGAATTAGCTATGGATCCAGAGATGCTTAAAGTTCTAAGAGCTCTAGGTGTAAATCCAGCAGCTTTCGTAAGATCATTACAAGCCACTTTATCTGATATCGAAGGAAATGCCATTGCGGATGATGCATTCGGAAATATTATTTTGATTCTTAAAGCGATCGCCGATGATGCTGGTCTAGCCAATAAACTTATCTCAACAGTTAAAGATATGAAGAAAGCAGAAACTTCTCAAGTATCTACAACTGAAGAAGAACCAATGAAGGAAGAAGAAACGGAAGAAGCAATTGAAGTTTACGAATCAGTTGTTGATTCTGTAGATAAGTATCTAACTTATATTGCTGAATCTTGGGTTGAAGAAAATGAGTTAGCAGTTGATCAAGGTTTAAAATTAGAGATCCTAGAATCATTCTTTAATGGTGCAAAGAATCTTCTAACTGAACACAATATCGAAGTTCCAGAAGGAAAGAATCCAACTGAAGAACTAAATGCTAAGATTCAAGATCTTGAAGCTCAAATTTCTGAACAGAAAGAAACTTACGAACACCAATTAAATGAACAAATTTCTAAGACTATTGCTTACAAGAACAGAGTCGAAAAAGAAGTTAAGAACAATATCTTTGAATGCGTTTCCAAAGATTTAACTGTTGTACAAAAGGAAAGATTCAAGAAGTTAGTTGAAAGCGTAACATTCGAAAACAAGTCATCTTATGAACAAGATCTAAGAGAAATTGCTAAGAATGCTTTCGAAGTTTCAACTAAGACTTCAAAGAAGAATCTAACTGAAGACGCATTAAATGAAAAATCAGAATCAGAAGAAGTTCTGGCTGAAAATCCTGTAATGTCTCTTTATGCAAATGCTATTACTAAAAATCTCAAGTTTTAATTTTTTATAAATAAGAATATAAATTGTTTCTTTAAAGGAGAAATATGTCTAATCTACAAAACAAATGGAAGGCGATTCTAGAACACCCAGAATTACCTCAAATCAAAGATGCTTACAGAAAGCAAGTAACAGCGATTCTACTAGAGAATCAAGAGAACGCCTTATCCGAATCAAGAAAGCTAATTATGGAAGCTGGTACACCAGCAAACGTAATGGGTAACGTCGATAAGTTTGATCCGGTTCTAATTGCTCTAGTTCGTAGAACTCAACCAAACCTAATGGCTTATGATATCTGCGGCGTTCAACCAATGAACATGCCAACAGGTCTTATCTTCGCCATGAAGTCAAAGTATGGTTCAGGCGCAACTGGTCCTCTAACTTCAACCGAAGCTCTATTCAACGAAGCCGACACCGACTTCGCCGGAACTGGTACACACCAAGCTGATGTATTCCAATCTGGTGGTTCTCTAGGAACCTTTGGTACTGGTCTAACTACTGCTGCTGGTGAAGGTTTCTCTCCTCTTAACATGGGCTTCTCAATCGAGAAAGTAACTGTTGAGGCGAAGACTCGTGCACTAAAGGCAGAATACTCGCTAGAACTAGCTCAAGATCTAAAGACTGTTCACGGTCTAGATGCCGAGTCAGAACTAAGCAATATTCTATCAACAGAAATCACTGCCGAAATCAATCGTGAAGTTGTTCGTACTCTTTACAAGATTGCTAAGGCTGGTGCTGCTACCGGAACCACAACTGCTGGATTCTTTGACCTAGACGTTGACTCTGACGGTCGTTGGTCAGTCGAAAGATTCAAGGGTCTAATGTTCCACGTTGAGCGTGAAGCTAATACTATTGCAAAGACAACTCGTAGAGGAAAGGGTAACATTATTGTTTGCTCTTCTGACGTTGCTTCTGCTCTAGCAATGGCTGGTAAGCTAGATTATACTCCTGCTCTATCAACCGACCTAAATGTTGATGATACTGGCAATACTTTTGCTGGTATTCTAAATGGTCGCTATAAGGTGTATGTTGATCCTTACTTCTCAACAGCCGCTACCACATTCTCGGATGTTATGGTTGTTGGTTATAAGGGTACAAATGCATATGACGCAGGTCTATTCTATTGCCCATACGTTCCGCTACAAATGGTTCGTGCAGTTGATCCAGATACTTTCCAACCAAAAATAGGTTTTAAAACCCGCTATGGTATGGTATCAAACCCACTAGGTGGCGATGGAGCAACTCTAGCTGCAACATCAAATGATTATTATAGGCTCGTTAAAATTAAAAATATTCTCTAAACCAGAGTATTTAAATCAATTAAGGGAACCTTCGGGTTCCCTTTTTTTATTCCAAAATTTCAAATTTATATAAATAAAATGAGGATAAGAATGCTAGTAACATCTCTTATCCTCTAAACAAATACTAATACGAGGTTAGCATATGTCTAATACTATTTATTGTACTTACCTTACAATCTACAAAGGTAACAAACTCCCTCCATTTTATATTGGATCAACTTCTGTTTCTAAGATAATAAAAGGTTATCATGGAACTATACAATCTAAGAAATATAAAGATATCTATAAACAAGAAGTAATTAATAATCCTCATCTATTCAAAACAATAATAATCACAAAACACAATACAAGAGAAGAAGCCTTCGAGAAAGAATTATTCTTTCAAAAGAAATTATCTGTTGTGAAATCTTCTATGTATTTTAATGAATCGCTTGCTGTAGCTAATGGTTACTTTGGACGTGCTTTACAAGGAAAGGAAAATCCTATCTATGGTAAGAACCATTCTGAAGAAACAAGAAGAAAAATGTCTGAGAATAGAAAAGGAAAGTATAAAGGTATTCCTAAATCTGAGGAACATAAAAAGAAGATTGCATTAGCTAATACAGGTAAAACACATACTGAAGAAACTAAGAAAAAATTATCATTAATCCACACTGGTATGGTTGCTTCTGACGAAACTAAAAAGAAATTATCTGAGATGAGAAAAGGCGAAAACCATCCATTATATGGTAAGAAACATTCAGAAGAAACTAAGAAAAAGATATCAGAAAAGAATTCCAAACCATCTGAAGAGAAAAAGAAAAAGATGTCAAAAGCCAAATCTAAAGAAAATAATCCAAGTTTTGGCACCAAATGGTTCCATAATCCAGAAACCTCAGAAGTTATAAGAATCAATCCATTGCAAGACCCAACCCCTTCTAACTTTATTCCTGGTAGAAAATCTAAAATTAATAAATAAAGATTGAATATGAATCTAAATTCTTTTAAACAAGATTATCTTAACATTATCTCTGAGTCAGATAAAAGAGATCTTGAGAGAATTCAAACTAAGATTAAAGAGAAGTATGGTGCGGAAATATCAAAGATAGATATTCTTTGGATATTAGAAGCATCCGAAGGTAGAGAAGAATAATGGATTACACAAAATTTACAGAAGCATACAAACAAGTTTTGGTCCAATCGAATGACGATTCAAAACTCAGGAAATTAGTTAGAGATATTGTGGAAGAAGTTCGAAATGAACAATATTTAAAATTTTTAGAAGAAGATTACAAAACATCAGAAAAGAGATTTCTTGATCAAGGAGCAGAGCCAGAAGAAGTCAAGAAAATCTTAGCTTTTCATAGAGATAATAAGAACACATTTAAAGGTAATCTTAAAGATATCGATGCTCAGAAAGATTGGAAAGAATTTAGTTCGCAGATTCTTTCTCTAACGAAACAAAAAGAAAAAGCGCAAGAGTATAAAACTACATTAGATGAAGTAATTCTACGTGATGATTCAGAATGGCTAATTATAGTCCCATTAAATCATAGAACTAGCTGTTATCGTGGTTCAGGTACTGATTGGTGTGTCACAAAGCAAGATCAATCTCATTTCTCTCAATATTTCTACGAAGCAGAAATAATTCTAGTGTATTGTATTAAGAAAAACGAGACCAAAGATAAATGGGCTGCAGCATTACATCTTGACAAACTTAATAAAACAGAATTTTTCGATAGAAAAGATAAAAAATTAAAACAAATTCAATTTGAAAAACAAACTAAACTTAAATTTGATGATCTTGTGAAAGGTGTAAGAGATAATTTAGGTTATATACAAAAACAGAGAGAAATAAATTCGAAGAAAGATATATATTACTTAACAAAACTTGCTATGAAAGCTGGTAAACGAAATCCTGAATTAGAAGATATGATAATTGCTCAAAAATCAGCAAAATCAGCAGTTAATTATGCTGAAGCTGTTATAAAAGGACCGTTTAAAGAAGCAGAAGATATTATTGCTAAAGATCCCGAGTCGTCAATTTTATATGCTTGGTGGGTACTTAAAGGTAGATTTGAGAAGGGAGAAGATGCTATATCAAAAGATGGACCATCTTCACATAAGTATGCTGCGGTTATTCTTAAAGGACCATTTCCGAAGGGAGAAGATGCTATAGCAAACGACCCTGGGGCTGCATTGAGTTATGCAACATTAATTCTTAAAGATCCTAATCCAGAAACTTGGGCTCAAAGATATCTAAAAGATAAGAGAAATTAATATGTTCTTAAACTTAAAGATCCGGACTCATAGAAGGCTCGATTAATAATATATAGTTGTATTTTGGTATACGGAGAATAATTAGGAGAATAAAGGAAGGTATATGGATTACACAAAATTTACAGAAGCATACAAACAAGTTATTACAGAATCAAACGATTCTGAACTAAGAAACTACATCAGAAGTGTTGTTGAGGAAGTGATTAAAGAAATGAATGGCGATGGAATTGATGAAGAAGAATTAGAAGAAGCACCTAGTAATGATGATGCTAGAAAAGACTTCAAGAATAATGTTATGCCAATCTTTAAAGATATAAAAGATAACGGTAAAATAAATCAAGAATTTAAAGATGCTGTAGAAGCGCATATTAAACAATATGGAGATTATCAAGTCTGGAATTTTTTTGGTAGCGAAGATGGCGAAATGCCGCATTGGTATAATAGTAAATCCAAAACAGTTAAATTGGGCGCATCTAAATTTGTTCCAAAAGAAAATTTTGACTAATTAATTTACATTTTAAATAAAGTTTGGGAGGCTTTTGGCCTCCCTTTTTCTTTAATACCACTCAACAATTTTATCTGCAATTCCATACTGTACAGCTTCTTCTGCAGATAACCACACATCATGTGGAGGTAAGAGAATTTCTTTAATTTTCTTTTCCGGCATTCCAGTGCACTTTTTATAGTGTGCCAACATTCTCTGAGTTGTTAGTTCGAACTCTTTATTTCTTGCATATAACTCATGTTCTTTTCCGAAAGATCCCCACGAAAATTGATGAGATAGAATCGAGGTATTAGGTGTAATAAATCTACGACCTTTTTCTCCTGCGATAAATATCGCCAATCCTGCTGATGCAATAATTCCCAATCCAAATGTTGAGATTGGAATTTTAGATCCTTTCATAATATCAATTAAGGCATTAGCACAAGCTAAATCGCCGCCAGGAGAATTAATAAGTAATCTAATTTCTGTCTTTTGATCTGCAAGATTTACATTTCTTTCGACAATATACTTAATAGCATCTCCAGTTGAATACGGATCTATTTCTTCGTTCAATAACCAATATCCACTTCCTTCGAAGGAATAATATAATGAAGGTATCTCGATTGAACTATTCTCGCCTTTCGATTTCTTTGTGCTCATATAAACTCCGTTTGTTTCGTTATTTACACCAAGAGTTTAACTATTCGCCATGATTTGCCAGGACTTTGGTATTTAACATAATCTAATAGATATTCCGCATCTTTTATATTTCCATAATGGACATCTCTATTATGAACACGATATACACTCAACATATTATTTTCTGGCCAATTTGTTGTTATACAGTAATTAAATTTTTCCATAGTTATTTCGTTCTTGGTATAGAACTCCATCTGAAGTATTTATTTCCACTATACAAAGATTCTACAATTCTTGAGGCATCGAATGGCGTCGATGCTTCGACAACATAATCACGCATAAAGATAGATCTATCTTCACCACAATAAAAAGAACAAATCCATTTAGTCATTACTCAAACCTAATCTTACGAATCTTCTTCTTTTCTTTATCAGAAAGATCTAAGAAAAGAGAAAGAATATCATCAAAGTTCTCTTCTGAGAACTTGATTCGTGCAAAGATATTCTCTTGTGTTCCTAGATTAAATAATCCGTTATTTACTGTTACGTTCATATTATTCTCCAATAATCATACAATCTAATGCTAATTCTTTCTTTTTTGCTTCGATGTCCAGATAAATGTCGAACCCAAAATTATCTGGATATTTTTTGATAAAATCTGAGTGTGCTCTTGGATTTACATTAATTCCTTCGTGTAGTGCTTTACTCTCTGAGTAATGAAAGAGAGGAGTTGTGTCCCAGGTAGAATATGCTAAGAGGAATGCTTCTCCAGTTGACCAACCATCATCATGAAAATCATGATGAAAATAATCAAATGTAATCGGTGTATTTATTTCTTGATAGATATCCTCATATAACTTTAGAACAGAGTACGAAGATTCTTTATCATCATTTTCGACTACCAATCGCTTCTGTAGATTTTCCGAAAGTCTTGAAAAAGAATCTACGAATCTCTTAGAAGTTACTTCAGAATACTTCATACCAACATGGATATTAAGAGGATTCCAATGAGATGCTTCTAAACCCATTACATCAAAAATCTCTGAATGAATCTCTAAGTCTTTAATAGAAGAAAGAACTACATTTTCTTTTGTAGAAGCCAACTTTACAAACTCACCAGGATGAGCCGATAATCTAAGATTTCTCTCTTTTGCGAGATCGCCGCAACTCTTAAGTGTCCTAGAAATTTCCTCCCAGTCAGGGAGATCTACCAAAGAATACTCAGAAGCCCAAGGAAAAAGATTCGATGTAATGCGAAATCCTTTGATATTATTTACAACATTCCATTCTAAGATCTTTAGAAGATCACAAACATTTTGTTTTGCCAGGGAAGATGCATAAGGAACTCCCTTTTCTTCGAAAGTTGCCTTACGCATAGTTCTGTTTGTTGTGTAACCATACTTCTCTTGAAGAGTAAGATTAATGCAGCAATATGAAGGATAGATCATTAATTACTATTATACCTTATAAACTGCTCTTCGTCAAACGAATACCAAACTCTTTTAATTCCAAACTCCAAGATTGCACGTTGACAACCAGCACAAGGTTTCGCCATTCCGTAGATATATTTACCTGTCGGAATATCGATCTTTACACGACAAATAAGAAGAGTAACTTTCTGAAAATCTTGAACTTCGATATGATACATCGCATTCTTAATTGCCGCAATTTCGGCATGAAGATGAATTGCTAAGTCATTTGCAGCATACTTAGCCTGGATAGGATGCGTCTTATAAGAGTTTACTCCAAACGAGATAAACTTATTCTTAAGGAGAATACCAGCAGCAACCTTCGCTCCGGAAATTTTCGGAGTAGATATTGCAATCTCCTTAAGAAGAGAGAAATTTCTTATAATACGCAGATCCGAATTCATTTAAATATTAAACCAAGAAAGTACTTTATCAAAAATAGTACGAGGATAACTTCTCTTAATATTAAGAGTTTGACGATATTGCCTTACTGTATTCACACTACATGCTGGATGTTTTAGATGCCGTTCTCGATTATTATCCGGCATATTGTATGATGTTGATCTAAGATGATTTTCACGTCTTTGATTAAACATATTAGTCCTCGAAGAAAGTAATATTTCCATCCCATTTGGAAACATGATATCTCACCATCCTTCCTGTTTGATCGAATGGTGCCGCATATTCGAAAGTCCAGGACTCATTTAAATTACAATATTCCATCTCTTGAATTATATACTTCGCATCTTTCCCGAACCATTTCTTTATGGTTTCGCATACAGAAACCCAACGCTCGCATGCTTCTGACATAAAATTTCTCCTAGTAATATAGCCGCCTGGAATCGTCCGGCTGTTCCTTGTAGCTGCAGATTTGCCCTTCAAGGATATTATTGAATCCTTTGTAGTTCCCGGATTCATGAAGAATCATTTCAAGAACAGCAATCATACCGAATCTAGTCTCTGGCGAACAAGTCGAAGTATCCAACATCTTATTGACTCGTTCCCGAACAAGCGATACATCAAAAGTTTTGCGCATTAGTAGATCCTCAGTTTCCGATTAATCGAGATAATCTTCGCATTAATTTTCCGAACTTTTGCATCAAGAATTTGATAGGTTTTGTGCTCAACTTCATTCTTGAGGTCCAAATTTGCAATGGTCTGTTGGAGAATAAGTATCTCTGTCACACAACCTGCACGTTGGGCAAGAAGTTCAACCCATTCAGTGTTGTCCACATTGCGAGTTCTGGAAACCGCAATTTTATCAAGAATCACTTTCATCTGCGCTTCGTTAACCATAGAACCATTATAGCGTATCCAAAGCCAGAAGCAAAGTTTTTTTGCGACTATATTCCCTTTATTTTCAGTTACTTGCGCTAAGTCATTGAAAACAAAAGGAATATTCTTTTCGAGACTTTATTCTCTTTAGAATCAACGACTTGCAGTAAGTCATTCAAAACAAAGGGAATATTCTTTCGATAAAATATTGCGTTCTGGTCGCTGGTACGCTATACTGAATATATGGTTAATGAAATAAAAGTTGGTTCGGTTGTTCGTTGGAAAAACTGGCAGCCAGTCTCTGATAATAATGCGACTGTCGTGATGATTGAGAAGAATTTCGACGACTCAGGATTGGATGTGGCTCAAATCTATTTTGATCCTTATAATGGTCATCGATGGACGTTTGTTTCTGAACTTGAATTAATCGCCTATTAATAAAGGAATTATTTAAAATGAAAATCACTTCTGAAAATTTCCCCTGGCTTCTGAAAGCGATCAATTTTCTTCGTCTTGATAACGATCTTCGTTCGACGAAGTCCTATACTGTAAAGAATTCCTATAAATTGTACGATGCATATTCAAACAATTTCACGATTGTTTCCTTCACCGAAGAAGATCTTTTGAGTGCAAATTATGCTCTCTCTACTTTAAGCGAAGATGATTTTGAAGAATTTATTTGTGGGGATGTATCATTCATGGAGATTATGAGCCAACATAAATATGGTCTTAAAGTTGCCAATTCGTTTCTGGAAGTCATTTTCGAAAATATTTAAACGCTTGACATTTCAAAAGTCAGAGGAAGTTGTAATAGGTGTATACCGACTAAGAATTGGAGTAAAGTAATATGAATCTAAGAATTGGTGATATCGTTGAAATAAAACATCCAAATCCAATCGTTAAGAGTAAACAAAAGCTAGTTGGTCGTATTCGAAAGATCAAGTATATCAAATACATAGGAAATAAACCTGAAGATTGGATTGAACATGAAGTCTATGTTAACACGAATTCAGAGTATGTAAGAGACAGTTTAATTTTTTATTTTCCTTTCGAATTAAAAGTTCTCTATAGAAAGAATTAAACCTTGACTTCTTAGAAAGAATCAGTTATAATAAGTATGTTGCGGTTTGATGGTATGGTTTAGATATGACTTAGGAACTTTATAATATGGGAAAAATTTTCGTTTTATTCGGTTATGTAAATTATGGTGACGGTTCTTTTGGCAGTTCTTCTAATAATTTAGGTATATTTTCTTCACATGAAAAGGCATCGATTTTTCGTGACAAAATAGATGGGTCTAAGATGAGATACCACGAATATGATATTGAAGAGTGGGAGATAGATAAGGATTATTTTACATGTCTTTAAAAGAATATCGCATTAAATGTATTAATGAAGCTGCATCAAAATTTCTTAATTTCGATGATTTGATCGATTCGAAAGATGAGAATATTAAGTTTAGTGTATTCTCATCGCAACTTCATTCTGCGCTTGCGTTCACATTTAATTGTGGGATCAACGCATTTGATGAGGTTGATTAAAGATGACTAAGGATTTGGAACTTCTGAGATCCGGATTTAGGGAGTGGCCAATCCCCCTGAATTCTAAAAATCTCTAT